CTAAACACACAAAATTTCTTTTCCAAAGCAGTAAATGAAGGTATTGACGCAAATACTGGTCAATACCTAAGTAAAGAAGAAAGAATTGCTGCATTCAAAGCAGGAAAGGTTGATAGGAATACTTCTCAGGGACCATCAATTTCTCCAGATAGCGGTGCTGATATTGTTGCTGCGGTAAACAGAAACACGCAGATGATCGTGTCTCTGGTAGATGCTGTCAAAACCCAGACAAAAAATGACTCTAATTTAGTACAGAAACAGATACAGACACAAGAAACTCTGATGCTTCGTAGTGCTGCGGCACAGAAAGAAGCAGCATTAGAGCAAGGGGGAGATTACTCTGGTTTTATGACACCAGAGAATTTTAAAAAGAGAAAAAAGAACGAAGAGAAAAAAGAAACTGGCAGTAAACTAAAAGAATTTTTTAGAGGTCCAAATGCATTTCAAAATCCAGAAGGTACATTCATGCCTGGTCCTGGTGGTTCTGTCATGCGTAGAGGTGGTGGTAGAAGAGCAATTACTCGTGCCGCCACAAAGATTGGTGGTAAAGGATTAGGTAAAGCAGTTGGAAAGGGTCTAGCAAAGAAAATCCCTGGTGTGGGAGTTCTTGCTGGTGGTGCTTTTGCTGCAGAAAGAGCGATGAAAGGTGATTGGCTGGGTGCTGGTGGTGAATTACTATCTGGTGTTGCATCCCTCATCCCTGGTTTAGGAACTGCTGTATCTACTGGTATTGATGCTGGACTGGCAGCAAGAGATGCTGGATTAACTCCGTTTTCTAGAGGTGGCATTATCACTCAACCAACTGCTAGTTTGATGGGAGAAGGTAATAAAGCAGAGGGTGTTTTCCCATTAGAAGGAACTAGAGGAAAGAAAACTTTCAAAATGTTTGGCGAAGGTATTTTTCAAGCACAAAAAGATAATGATAGCGAGTTTGCCAAACTACAATCAAAAGGTTTGAAGCAATACTATGAAACCGAAGGTGGATTTGAGAAAATGGGAAATATTCTAGGGAATATTTTCAAAGGAATTGGTGGTGTTATAGGAAATATTGCAAATGCTTTATCTGGTGCCGCTAATGCCGCTACTCGTGGTCCTGGTGGTGGTTTAGTTGATCCAACTATTTCTGGCGATGAGGAAGAATACCTCATGCGTCTGATGATTGCTGAGGCAGGCGGAGAAGGTGAAGTTGGAATGGCAGCAGTTGGCAGATCAGTTCTAAACAGAGCAGGTCTAATTCAGAGTGGAGAAGTTCGTCCTGGTATGTTTAATGCCAAGAGCGGTAGCATCATGGATGTTATCAACGCATCTGGACAATATCAACCAGTAAGTCAAGGAAAACTCAAGAGAGATCTTACCCCAGAAGAAAGAGCAAGAGCAAAGAAAGCACTTGAGATGGCAAGAAACCAGGCATCTCTTCGTGGTAATCTAGAAGCACAGGGTATGGCTTCTGGAGACATCAATAAGATCATGGCATCTACTGGATTTAGAACTAAAGATGCTTTTTATGATAAGTCTCAGGAAGTAAATGTTACTACTTTAGGTGCTCATAGATTTAATACTGCTGGTAATGCCAAGATGCTTACTCCAAGAGCAGCAATTCAACAAGGAGCAAAAGCACCATCTCAAGCAGGTCTTATAGAGTTGCCGCCAACTGGACATATGGAAGCACAAAAATATGGTGCTGGTAGAAAAGGTGGCAGAAAACATGCTGGAACTGATTTTGATATTAGTGGTAATGAAACTTTTGTCAGCAGAATTGGCGGAGAAGTCATTAATGTAGCATATGACCCATCTGGATACGGCAATTATGTGGATATCTACAATTCGCAATTGGGAGTTACTGAAAGAATTGCTGAAGGAGCAAAAGTTCTAGTTGGAGTTGGACAAAAAATTGCTCCTGGAACTCCAGTTACTCAGGGAGAGACAGATACTGGAGTTATTCACTATGAAATTAGAAAAGGTAGAGGTGGATATGGATTTTCTGGTACATTAGATCCAGTTGCTTTTTTAAGAAATGCTAGCACTTCTAATGTTGCGTCAAAACCTGGAGATCCTGGTGCTCAAGCAGCTGCTCCCTCTGGACAATATAATATTCCTGGAGCACCTGAACTATCAAATGTTCTAAATGCTTCTAATCCAAATACAGGAACTTCTATGATGGCAACATCCGCACAAGTTGCTATGGCAGGTGCTGCTCCTTCTGCTGCTGCTCCTACTATCATCAATAACTACTATGGTGGCGGTATGGGTATGCAAGGTGGAGTTAATCCAAATGGAGTTTCTCCTGGTATTGGAATGGATGGAACTGGAACATCCGTATTTCAAGAATTGAAAATTAGAGCGTTAGCATAATGGAAAAGTTTCAAAATTCTACTGATTTTTCACTGAAGAGTGTAAAAATTACTGCCCTTAGTGGTGATAATGGATATGAAATCAAACAAATGATTGGAACTTTTTCATATGTTGAAAGTATTACTAGTCCATTTGTTGCGGCAACTATATCACTCGCTGATAGTGCTGGATTGCTAAATGGTCTTCCAATACAAGGTGGAGAAACAGTTGTTGTAACTGCGCAAACTTCATCGTCAGAACAACCGCAAGAATATAAACTGCTTGTCTGGAGAATTGGCAATAGAGTGGTCAAAAACAATGTTCAATCCTATACATTAGGATTGATATCAGAAGAGGCATTGAATAATGAATACTTTAGGTTAATAAAACCACTAAAAGGTAGTGGTGATAAAATAGTTGATGAAATTTTGAAGAATAATTTGAAATCGGAAAAGGAACTATTCTCAGAATCAACTGAATTTGAGATGAAACTTATTCCTGCAAATAGAAGACCATTTGATCTCATTTCCTCCATTGCTGTAAAAAGTGTTCCAAAAGGATCTAAGTCAAGTAATAAGTCAGATGCTAAGAATGAGAAGCAAAAAGTATCTGGTAGTGCTGGATTTTTCTTTTGGGAAACAAAAAGAGGTTATAACTTTTTCTCTGTAGATAAACTACTTTCAGAGGATGAAAATAATAAACCATGGGGTCCATATATTGAAAAACCAGCAAACCAGTCAGATGGAGCAGATGATAGATTTACTGTTTCTCAGGCTCTATTTAAATCTGAAATTGATGTGATGACTTCTCTAAGAAAAGGTAAGTATTCATCACTTATGGTATTTTTCAATCACTCAACTGGTCAATATCATGAGTATCATTATAGTCTTGCAGATGCTTATAAAAGCATGAAGCATCTTGGAGCACAAAACACTCCATCTATTATAGAAACCGCTGATGGCAAATCATTATCAGATTATCCAACAAGAATAATATCTGTTTTACTTGACCATGAAAGTTGGTATAATAAACCAGGAATTGCTTCTTATGAGGAAGAAGATGGTTCAGATAGTCCTAATCAATTTTGCGATTTTCACAAGCATTTTGCAGGACAATCTATCATGAGATATGAGTTACTAAAACAACAACTAGCAACTATAATAATTCCAGGTAATTCTGAAATCTGCGCTGGTGATAAAATCACTATAAAATTAGTAAATAAGTTGCCAACAAGTGAAATATCAAAAGAACCTTATGATCAAGAAAGTAGTGGAACTTATTTAATTGAAGAAGTAACACATACTTACGATAGTACAAAATCAACAAATGGAAGATTTTTGACTACTTTACGTTTGATGAGAGATTCTTACGGTGATGTAGAATCTAATCATGGCACTAAATAATGTATACGGAGGTAACTAAAATGGAAAGTATTGACAAACATATTGAAAAAGATCAAGTAATTCTCAATGATCCAACTGTTTCACCACAGATGCGTCGTCACATTGAGGAAGAATTGAACGAACTAAAAGCATATAAAGCAAACCATCCAAACGAAGATCGTGATCCAACTCCTCTTGAGTTGTATTGCGATTCAAATCCAAATGCTCTTGAGTGTAGAGTATATGATGATTGATTGATATGGATCAGTTAATATCAAGTATTGTACCCACAACTAGAATTGGACAAGATGGATTTTCTTGGTGGGTAGGACAAATTGAAGGAACTGCTAGAGAAGAAGTCAATAACAAAGGCGGTTATCGTTTCAAGGTAAGAATCGTTGGAGATCATCCTGGAGATCCAGAAATTCTGCCTGTAGAGGATTTGCCATGGGCTAATGTAGTGATGCCTGTTACTGTACCATTTATTCCAGGTAATAGTGGAGGAGCACATCCTCAACTAGAGATTGGATGTTGGGTAGTTGGTTTTTATTTGGATAATGAAAAACAAAAACCAATCATAATGGGTTCAATTGGACAAACTCCTGGTGCTACTAAAGTATTTGCCGAGAGAACTCCAGATACAAAACCTTTTGTTACTGCAGTATCAAATGTAAATGTTGCAACTGATGGAAAACCTTTGCAAGATGAAACTGAAAAGAATACTGCAACTGGTGGTCTTTCAGATGGATCAACTGATGGAGATGGAAACCCAAGAGTAAGTGTCCCATCAAGAAAAATTAGAGCTATTAAAGATGAGGAATGGTGCCAATCTGTTGCAGAAAAATGTGATGAACCAGATATCAAATCTCAACTAACTTTTATTATTGGACAATTCTTAAGTGAAGTTCAGAATAATGGTGGTAACATCGGTACATTTCTTGTAAATGAAGCTACTGGAAAACTTGATGAAGCAGTAGGTATTGCAAGAAAGTATATAAACAAAGCGCTTTTAGTTGTAAATGAGTTTGTTGCTAGGGTAAAAGGATTTATAATTGAAAAACTCACTGCTGGGGTAAAAGATCTTATAAATGCTTTGTTATATCCTTCAGAAGATGGCAATTCTCTTACACCAGTAACCGAATTTTTCAATAAGCAATTGAAAGATCTTGGTTGCCAAATGGCGGATATTGGAGATCGTCTTGCAGAATGGTTAACAAACGTTTTGATGAGTTATGTTCAGCAGGTATATCGTGCAGTTGCTTGTCAAATTGATTCTCTTGTAAATGCTGTCTTATCAAAGTTAAATTCTTTGATGGAAGAACTTCTAGGTTCAATTTTAGGACCTTTAGAAGCAATTTTAGGAGTTGTTGCTGGTCCACTAAATCTTATTGGCGGAGCAGTAAATTTTATTCTAAAACTTCTAGGAATATCTTGTTCTGGTCCTAATAATGAGTGTTCCAAATATAAGCAAGTCTGTGTTAATGGAGAGGAAAAGAAAAAAGAAAATGATAAAGATTTCCTTGATGGTTTATTAGAAAGTGTAGATAATCTTTTCCCTGCTACTGGAGCTGATTATACACAATACAATTGCTCAGATGCATATAAAGGAAAAAGTCTTTCAATTACTACGGTAGGTTTTACTGGTGGTGTTCCAAAGAACAAAAAAGAAAAGAAAATTATCTACAGTGTTAGTGATATTATAGTAGAAGAAGGAAAAGATGCAGAATTTGTAATTGCACGTTCTGGTTATGTTGAATCATCATCTTCAGTATCATTCTTTACTCTTTCTGGTACTGCAACAGAAAATGTTGATTATTTACCAGATAGAGGAATTCTTGGTTTTGCTCCAGGAGAAACTGAAAAGACTATTGGTATCAAAACTTTCTATTCAGCAGAAGCAGAAGGTAATGAAAATTTCTTCATTGTATTGAAAAAGAATACTCCAGGAAAAGGAAGCAAAGTAAAGTCATTTTTTGAAAATAATACTGCTAGATGTACTATTGTAGAAAGAAATGTTACTGAAAGTGGTAATGCATATCCAATAAAACCAGTAAATCCATTTGATCAAATTAATAATGAGTTTCCATTGGATGAATTTGATATTCCATCAGATCCCCCAGTTGATCCAACAACTGGCGAACCAGTGGGATCAAATATAGAGAAATACTCAGTTACTTCAGATAAATCCTCTGTAACAGAAGGTGAGTTTATTGTATATACAATTACT